GTATTGATTGCTTTAGTTGTTGGAGCACCTTGAGGTTCAAACAACAAACTCCACATGGTTGTACCAACGTTAGGTCTGCCAGGCATTTCGCCTTGTCTGATCGTGAGTGCATTTAAGAGATCACGCTTGATCAATTCAAAATCTGTGACTGTGTAGTTCTTGTACCTTCCAATGGTACTGTATCCGATAAATGTTGGCATAATGTATTTATTTTCTCTTTTTTACGTGCTTATTCCGTTGACCTTTTTGTTTACAACTATGTTTTCTAAGGCAGTATCAATACTTGTTCTTTGAGTTGTATTCACTGCACCCAAACTTCCAGTAGAAAAACCTTGGATTTCGTTGCTGAGTTTCTGTTGTGCTAATTGAACTGAAAACTGTCCACCTCTTACAACTTCATTCATTTGTGTGTTTGTTATTTTTGCACTATTTGCTCCAGCAAATGTTTCTCCAAGCACTGCGGCACCTTCTTGCCATTTCTTTACTGCGTCAGCACCAAACTTGCTTGCACCACTTATCAAACCACCAAGAGCGGCTTCATCTTCTAGTCCGGTTACAATGCCAGCATTTTGTAATTCGCCCAGTCCTTTGTTAAATAAATCTGTTTTTGTAACGTCTTGAAGTGTTTCGTTGTTTAGAAAATCACTCAGTCCATTGACACCTTGTGAACCAGTCCATACACTTGAACTTCCTAGCACAGTATTTAGATCAGCAGTAGCATCTTTCAAAAAGAATTCACTTGTGCCTGGCTTTAGAAGTCCACCTTTTTCTAGTTCGGCGGCACTGAATCCAAATTTACCCACTCCGTTTGCATTAGATATTTCATTGAAGTCTTGTGGAACAAGTTTGCTTGACTGTGCTACCATACTTGTTACTTTTTCTGGTGGTATTTTACCAACATTTGTTTTTGCTTGAGATTGTTTTTCGTAGTCACCTTCGTTAACTGCATCAATTTCAGTTGCTTCAGCTTTGGTAACTGCTTCTTGTGTTTTTGGTTCCAACGGAACTTGTTCAGCAGTTGATTCAAGGCTAGTACTGGTGTTTACACCTGTACCACGTGCCGCAAAAGGTTCATGTGTTGGTGCTCTTGTAACAATTGTTTCTATTGACGCTGGATCCTGAATCCATCCTTGTTGAGGATCAAACTTAGTATCACTCAAACGCAACTTTGGAATTTCTACTGTTTTTGAAACAGGAGATGCTGATCCACTGTTTAACTTGATACAACCAGCTTCAAGAGTAAGTCCAGTGCCTGCACCCCATCCTCCAGTTCTACTGTTTAGATTTAACGATCCGTCACTTTTAATTCCAACTGAACTTTTGCTATATGCCAGTATGCTATTGTTTCCGGTCAAACTTAGACTTCCAGTTTCCAAACTCATAGCACGTTTTGCAAAAATATTAACGCTACCTTCTTCGCTGGCAATGTTTATATTTCTGTCAGCATGCATGTTGAGTTCGCCAGCACTTCTTATGTTTAAACTGTTTGATGCATATACATCAATAGTACCTTCGTGACCTAGTTCTATCCAGGTTTGTCCATTGGCATGCATAATATGAATTGTTTGTTTACCAGCAGTATCATTCATCATTATTTGATGACCAGCACTGGTACGAATTCGTGTAAGGTTATCTTCACCTGTTAGGTCACCGTCATCCATTACAAGACTGTGTCCACCTTTACGTGCTATTATCGTAGTTTCGTTTGGTTGAAGAGTACTGTTTGCTACTTTAGCAGCTATTTGTGCATCAGTTAATCCTCCCTGATAAACAGGTCTACCAGCAGTGCTTATTCCAAATACTGTGCTTGGCGATTCCCTTTGACTGTTTGAACCAATAGGTCCAATCAAAGGATCTGCTATTACACCTTGGGAAAGCATTTGTCCTGCAAGTACACTGTGAACTGGTTTGGTTTGGTCAAAGAATCTTGGATTTTCTGATATTGCTTCATTGGAATTGTTGATCTCTACAACTGGTAGTTTTGATTTGTTAGCGAATAATGGAGAATTGCTGTCATCAACATATTTCTTGCTTGATCCAATTGCCGGAACCATATGATTAAGTCCTGGCGATATTGGCATACCAAGATAGTAACCTTCGTTTGGATCGCCGTTTACAAAGAAACAAATTACTTTTGTTCCAAGGTCTGGCGGAGTTCCAAAGAATCCATAGGCATGATTGTTACCGGTAAAACTTCCTGGGCCAGTTGGTTGCTGGGCACTTTGTTGAGTATATCCATAGTAGGGAGAAATATAATTTACTGTACGCCACAGGTCTTTGTTGTTTTTATCGTCACCAGAAATATACTCTATATAAACCTGTAGTCTGCCAGCTCTAATAGGATCAATATTATTAACAACTTCACCAAGAAACGGTCCTGATTCAGCTGGAGTACCTCCTGCACTTGTTTTGTATGCTCCTGGAGCTCCCCTACTTCTTTGATAGTTTTCTGCCATTTTTTACTGCCTATTTAAAAAGTGAACTCTTGCTTGTACCAGCTCCGCCGCTACCAACAACTTTGGCTCCACGAGCTCTGGCATTTTCTGCCTTTAGTCTTGCAAGTCTACGTTTTCTAGCGAATAAACTTTCTTGCATTGGACTTGTCTTAGTTCCAGCATCGTCGCTTACAGTATTGCTTCCAGGTTTTGGTTGTACTGGTGGTTGAACAACTGTGTTTGGTCTTGGTTGCCAATCTGATTCACCTGGTGTTACGTCTGCATCATCTGAATAGTTTACAGTTGAATCAGGTAATTTTGCAACTTTGTTAGTAGTAGCATTATTTACTGTAGCACTAGAGTATGGTTGAGTATTTGTTTTACTTCCATCAACAGTTGCAGTTTTAAAGTTTCCAGCACGAGGATCTGGAGTGAATGAAGTACTGCCATTATTGCTTCGACTAGCACCAGTTGGAGTTGGTCTTACTGTAGGTGTTTCAACTTTGCTTGCTCTTGGTGTTGTAGGACTTATAGCTCCGCCAGCACCACCAAAAGCATCTAAACCTGGTTCTTCTACAACATTTTTCTCGATCTGTTTTTGTTTAGGACTGTTTACTGCGTTGTCAAACATTCTTGCCACACCTTGAATAGATTGTGTAAACTTGCCATCAACTAATTTGTTTGTAACATTAGTTGCGGCATAAACCAAACTTTCAGCAGCTAGGTTTTTTTCTCCTGTGATTTTACTGTCAGAGTTTTCAGCATTCACAGGTGTTTCGCCAGTGGCCATATTGTAATCAACCGGACGGTTAAAACGTATTTCAAATAGTACTTCGCCAGCGTTGCCATTCACACTTCCATCAGGTTCAAATGCTTCAAGATTACCAGCACTGTAAAATAATTCACTTTGCATGATAAAATCTGGATCACCTACTATTGTAACATCAGCTTTGGATACATCTGCTGGCGAATAAAGTCGTGCGGCTAATTGTGCAGCCGGTCTACCAGCATCGCCTTTTGCACCTTGCGTACTAGAATCAGGGGCACTTTGAAAAAATCTTTTTTCAGCAAATCTTGCATCATTTCCAACCGCCACATCTTCATCTGCAATTAACCCATCTTTGCCCATGATAGTTACATAGTTCGATTTAACTTCTATGTCAAAATCTATAACTTCTGTGTTTAAACCAGTAAACCAGTAATTGTATATCTTGTGAGCTCCTCGATACATTGCAGGCGGAAAATAAGGTGATCGTGGTGTATTGATTTGATACCTTGAGATTCTATAGGTAATCTGATATGCATAATCGTTGCGTACCTTGCAATATTCTTTTGGAGCAGCAAATTGAGTTATTCTATACCACTGCACAGTTTTAACAGGTGGATTACGAATTTCTTTGTTGGTTATTTCGTCGAATGCAATAGTTTGTTGTGCAGTAACATAGGTAGAATTTTTTAAAACTTGATCGATCAATTGAATAATCTGAGTACCAGCACTGATACTATACTCTTTGGTTTGCTTGTCCAGTGCTTGTTTTTCCATATTCTTTTGTTCATTAGGGTTGCTTGATTTCTGAAAGGTTGTTCTTGTTTTATTTGTTCTACCTTGCTTATCCATTTTTGCATCAATTAATCCAGGTACATCTTCAATTTCGATTATGTATTCATCTGGTATCATGCCATTCTTTTTAGCCAGTTCACGTTGATGTTGATTCAGTGCATCACACAATCCTGATGTAACAGTTCTGTCTTGAAGTCCAAGTTTACCTGCACGTTGTTGTTCTACACTGGTTGTAACATCTTCTTGTACCTCAATGGTTGTTGCATCACCAAATTCTGTGAAACTTGGTTTCTTCACTGTGGTTCTAGTTACAAGTGGCACAAGAGGTTGTAATTCACTGTTACCATTTAATAACTTCTTGACAGTTGATGCACTAAGTTGAAAGTTAAAAGGTATGCTGCCTCTTGCAGTTGAATAGCCAACTATATTTTGAGGTGTTGCACAATTACAACTGTAAACCACTGCTTTGTTGTTTATCTTGTAATTGATATCGTTGAACTGAAACGGAATAAACTTTTCAACCAATGCCTCTGGATCACTGGTGCTTTCTAATTCACGTGCTTGAGCTTCGCCATTTGTTCCAGTAGCAGATGGCAAGTCTCTTTTGGTTACAAGGTTTCCAAATTCATCATACCCGTAGAAACGTATAACCATCAAATAGGTTTGTGCGTTAATGTTTACTCCGGGCTCCTGCACATGATCTGTTACTGCTTTCTTTAATCTTTCAAGAAAAGTTATTCCTTGTGGTTCAAGAATATCAAAAGTCAACTTAGTAACATTATGAGGTGCACCCGAACCTTGACTACCTAGAACTGTTTCAAATTCTATATTTTCAATGTAAAAATCTACATCAAAGTACTTGTTACGTTCTTCTGGTTTGGCACCACCGCTTTGCAATATCAGTTGTTTAGTTGGCAATATTTTTTTATCAGTTCCTAAAAACTGCACATACTCAGATCTATTCATCATATAGATTGATACACTATAGGTTTGACTAGCAAGCCCTAGTAGAGGGTTTGGTGATGCTTTGATTGGTTTTAAAAATTCTTCTGCAATGCTGGTACGTCCTTCAACGCCGTCTGCATTGATAGCATTTCCAACACTGTTTCTATTATTACTAAATGCATCATCTCCAGGAGCTACTTCAACTTTTCCGCCGGCTCCTCCACCAGTACCTGTTCCAGTATTTAGATCATTGCCACTTAGTGGAGTGACTGCTCCTCCAGTTGTTTCTGCAACTGCTGATGTTTGAGTTTGTCCAATCTTTTTAACTGGTGCTCCGCCGCCAACAGTTGATGTGGCTCCACTACCTTTAAGGTCACCAAGTTGATCAATTTCATCATTGTCGAGAATTGATCTACGTGCATTGGTTGGTTTGTTTTTGCTTTCAAGATCGGGAACAATTTGATCTACAACATCTGTATCGAAAACCAAATCATTTCCTATAACAGGTGAGGTAAATCTCGAGGTTTCAACAGAACCAATTTGTTCAGTTTTGATAATTTGTCCGCTGCTGTCTTTGGTAATGTTTTGTGTTACAGAAGTAATTTGTGTATTTTTAAAAGCCTGAGTGCGAACACCATTCATTGTGGTTTGCATTGTCGTAACTTCAACTTGATTTTTTGTAATCAAGGTGTTCAGTCTTGACTGCCCAGGATCATTGTTTAATCCAGCATTTTGTTTTTTTAAGTTATCAAGTGTGCTAGCCTGATTGAACAGTTTTTGACTGGTCTTTGTCCAATTGTTTTCTATGTCACTCCAACTGCGTCCTGAAGCAACTGATACTTCAAGTTCATCTACCTCAGGTTTTGTCTGATTTATTTGCAGTTGTACTGCTTGTCTTGCAACACCTAGTTGTGCAGAAGTCGTCATGTTAGATACCTAAAACAGTTTCTAGCGTACTCTTTTGAGGAAGATAAATGGTTACGCCAGTAACAAAATCAAACAGAGGATCTGGAAGTTGATTTGGATTACGCATTGCAAAGACCCACCATAGATTGCTATCTCCATACAAGTCAAATGCCAGCAGATCAGGTCTAAGATTGTAGGTTTCATTTATAGTCATTGAAAGATCATCTACTAATTTTGGTATTTCTCTTTCTATCATCAATCCAAGATATTGATTGTTTATTACTGGTGTGTCAAAATATGGACTGGTACTTTCGTATGATGTTGCCATTACCACATTCCTTTCTTAATAAGATTGCCATTTGCATACTCTTTAAGGCTAAACTGCTGACTTACTTGCTTTCTGCTTACAATTGGGTTGAGTACCAATGTGACATCCATTTTAGTTGGCACATAGGTTGCACCTTTAGACCCAAGGTTTCCAGGAGCAGGCTTATAAGGTTCTGCCGCAGCCTCAAGAGGTTGACTTTTTCCATTATATGCATTTGTTACCGCAGTTTTCAATCTTGACAAACTTGAAAAATTTCCGTTGGTTACGCTGGTTGCCAATGGCTTTTTATATTGCAATTGCCCATCACGTTGTATCTGTTTGCTTCTTGCACGTATGTAGTTAACATCGTTAGGTAGGTTGTAGTTAAATTCGCTTATCACGCAGGGCGATTCATTGAACTGATATTCTCCTAGTCCACTTAGATACAATAAT